TGCTCTTATAGTTAAGTGGCATAACACAGCCATGGTAAGGCTGTATTCCAAGTTCGATTCTTGGTGAGAGCACCAGCAGTAAAAGTTTATAGGCGTGTGGTGAAGAGGCTTAACACAGCGGATTTTGATTCCGTCATTCCTAGGTTCGAATCCTAGCATGCCTGCCATATAAATAAAGAACAGTCCGGATCACTGATGCCTGGAAACTTATCACTAGCGGATAAGACACAATGGAACAACATCAAATTATAGCTGGAATTTACCAGTGAACCCTATGGACGCATAGGGCTACGGGCATCCTGGGGGATAACTCCAACTATTCCGGTGTAGTGTCAACGGCAGCACGATGGTCTCCAAAACCACAAGACGCGGTTCAAATCCGTGCACCGGAGCCAAACAATATGCACAGGTGGCAGAGTGGCCCAATGCAAGGGACTGCAAATCCCTAAAGCCGCCGGTTCAAATCCGGCCCTGTGCTCCACGGTGATATAGCTCAGCTGGTCAGAGCAGGTGCTTCATACGCACAAGGTCGGTGGCTCGAATCCACCTATCACCACCAATTTTATCGGCCTTTACGTCAACTGGATAGACTACTAGTCTTCGAAACTGGAGGTTGGGGGTTCGAATCCCTCAGGGCCGGCCAATCAATGGTAGCTATAGTGTAAAGGCTTAGCACCCGACTCTGTGAAAGTCGTAGAATGGGATCGTTACCCATTAGCTACCCCAACAATTTGATTGATTAACTATCTAATTTTATTTGATTTATATTACAAAGGTATATATAATTTAAGTATGTATAATATCATTATTTTCACTGATGTAACTGACAATATAGCAACAATGATACCAATTGGGGCTTACAAAGTCGCACACTCTTTACGTAAGAATGGGTATAGTTGCATAGTTGTTAATCATTTGTCAAATTGGACAAAGATAGAATTAAAAGAACTATTGAACACGTTGGTGGGCGATGGTACGTTTATGGTTGGATTTAGTACAACATTTTTACGAGATGTACAGATCGATCGTGATCCAACTAAGCCAACTCCGCCACTGCCAGATATTACAAACGATACAGTTTTCCCCCAAGGAAAAGAATTTGAAGACGAAATAATCAATTACATACACACATTAAACCCATCTATTAAAATTTCCGCAGGTGGTGCAAAAGTTAATGTAAATTATACTAACAAAAATGTTGATTATGTTTTCATTGGTTATAGTGAATCTAGTGTTGTAAATCTAGCAAATCATTTAACTAAGAAGACTACACTTTTAAATAGCAGTAAGAATATATGGGGTAGGATTATAATTGACGATCGCCTTGCAAAATCATACGATTTTGCGAACGAGGATATGATCTGGGAAGACGTTGATGTAGTTAATTATAAAACATTATCAATTGAGATTGGTAGAGGCTGTATATTTAAATGTAAATTCTGCGATTATCCATTGAATGGTAAGAAAAAATTAGATTTTGTTAAACAAATTGACATAATCAAAGAAGAGCTGACTCGCAACTATGAACAATTTGGTATTAAGCAATATTATATTGTTGACGATACATTTAATGATCACGTAGAAAAATTAGTAGACCTTCGAACAGCAATACAACAACTATCATTTCAGCCTACATTTTGGGGGTATCATAGATTAGACTTATTATGCGCTCACCCAGAGACAGTACAAATCTTGTACGACATCGGAGTTCGTGCTATGTACTTTGGTATCGAAACATTATATGAAGAAACTGGGAAGATAATAGGAAAGCGGCACGATCGCCAACGACATATTGATATGATCAGGCATATTAAAACAAAATACCCCAACGTAACACTTCACGGAAGTTTTATTTTAGGTTTGCCTGGTGAACCAATTGACAGTTTCTATAAAACATTTGACACGGTATTTTCAGGTGAAATGTTATTAGACAGTTGGAGATTTCAAGGTTTTGAGGTATCCAATACAAAGCAATTAACCTTTAATAGCGAATTTGCACTAAACATGGAAAAGTATGGTATAACTGATTGTGGAACTGAGTCAACTGATCGATATATTAATTGGAAGAATGAGTATACCAATGTACACGATGTTCGTCGCATATCAGAAGAATTTATGGTACAAAGTCGTGCTAGCGGAAAGCTAAAGATTTCCGGTGAATATGCGCTGTACCTTTCGGGATATAATTATAAGACTTTTGAAGAACTAATTAATACCCCATTTTCTGAAGTTGATTGGAATTATCTTGAATATCAACTCAGACCTAACTTTATATCTAATTACAAGTCAACTCTCCTTTCTCTGATCAAGCGTAAATTATAATCTTATTTGACATTTTGGTAAAAAGGTGTTACAATACGAAAATGGATGAAGATAAGCAAATAGTCTGGGACATATTAACCACAGACCGCAATGAGGACTTTAAGGAATATCGCAGACGCCATCGTACTACATGGCTGACTAAAGAACGCGAAATCTTATTAATGGCCAATATGGAAACTAGCCATATTATCAGTTGTATTAATATGTTAGAACGATTAGAACAACAATATACTTTTGCCTATAGTGGGCTAATTGAGGAATTAAGAAAACGAGGTAATCGATGAAAACTAAATTTGATTGGATAGATGGTATGAGTGGCTTGCCTGATGTAAGCCAAGAAGCACTTAAAAACTATTTCTTATACGCTTTCCAGCCAGGTAGCTTTCTAACCAGTTTACTGCGTAATGATCGCTGGACTGATGTAATTGCCCGTGCTGATCATTGGAATAAACCCTTGTTAGGCAAGTACTTACAATGGCTACAAGAATTTGCTCCAGAAGGCAGTTGGGGTAGTGAACAGCGTGTAAACAGTTGGTTAGACAAAGGACCTGCTTATCAAGCGTTCCAAAAAACTCTAACATGGGATGCCTTAAACGCAGATCACACAGAAATGAAGGATTATGATTTTTGAAACAGAAACCAAAATGGGTTGAGGATCGTGAGCGCCTTAAGACAGTGGAGGAAGAACCTCTTGAGTTCATAGGCGAACCGGGCGCAGATGGTGTAATTAACGGACTGCTACCAAATGGTGAACCTTACTTGTGGTATAAGCGTAGAGGCACAAAAGACACTAAGTTTAAAGGACGCAAAGTATAATGCCTCGACTACGCGAATTTACAATAGACGAAGCGTACTTAAGTGACATAACAGTTTTTCATGAAGGCAATGTATATACTGATCACGGTCGTGTACCTACAGCAGAAGAAACATTAGAATTGCTAAAAGGCAAAGGCGCTTGGCGCATAACAGGACACGAAGATCATCCAGAGTTTGCCAAGCTACGCCAGCAGTTAGAAGATTTGGGCTACATTAAAATAGAACGTAGTTGGACTAACGGTGATCGTGTAGTCAAGTCATTTAAGTTAAATGGGTATATTGCTCGTAAAGGTTGGCAGTTCAGTTGTGCTACTGCCCTAGGCGGACACTTTAGATTTTTACGCAAGCATCCAAAATATGATGATGGTTATTTAAATTAAGAAAGGAGGACCTATGGTTATGCCGTGGATTGAGCATGTAGGATTAAAAGAAATTAAAGAAGGATTCCACCACGACCCGGGTCCTAATAGTATGTTGATTCAGATCGTAGATTATATGACAGATTTTCCTCGATCCAAATATCAATTTAAAGAAACACGTAAGTATAAGTTTTTAGACGTAGAAGAAGAAGATGAGTTGTTATATGACGGTGTCATATCAGATGAAGATGCCGCCCATATTGCTCAAGCACTGCGTCACGCATTTGAAAACTCAATGAATGTGGTTGTTCACTGTCATATGGGTGTTAGCCGTAGTGGTGCTGTAGCAGAAGTAGGTACTATGATTGGATTTGCTGATGTAGGTAAATTCCGTGTACCAAACCAAACAGTAAAACGTAAACTTATGAGAGAGTTAAATTTAATGCCGCTTTAGCAAATGTGGTCATTGCACCGGTCTGAAGAGCCGAGGAACTCAGTTCGATCCTGAGGGGCGGCACCACTAAATATTAATTGAAGGGATGGTTATGAGACCGATCGATATCAACAAACTAAAAGACTTTATCCAAGCACAAAGTCCAGAAACAAAAATCTATATTGGAGGCGATAGCCGTCGCTTTCGCAAAAATGGTGTTTGGCATGCTGAATACACCCTAGCAGTTGTTGTACACATTAACGGTAAAAATGGTTGTAAAATCTTTGGTGAAACAAGTACTGAAGTTGACTACGACCAAAAACGTAGCCGTCCTGCTATGCGTTTAATGAACGAAGTTTACAAAATTAGCGAACTATATCTAAAACTACATGAAGTATTAGAAGACCGTGAAGTTGCTGTACACTTAGACATTAACCCAAATGAAATGTACGGTAGTAGCTGTGTAGTACAACAAGCTATTGGTTATATCCGCGGCGTATGTAACGTGATGCCTATGGTTAAACCAAATGCGTGGGCTGCTAGCTATGCTGCTGACCGACTTAAGGAAGTGTTAGCAGCGTAACCAGGTTGACACCTCCTTTGGGAGGTGTTATAATATACACATAGTAAGAAATTAGGAGAGCTGGCCGAGTGGTCGAAGGCACTTCCCTGCTAAGGAAGCATACGGGCTTAAATCTGTATCGAGGGTTCGAATCCCTCGCTCTCCGCCAAGTTATTGGGCCTTTAGCTCAGTTGGTTAGAGCACACGACTCATAATCGTTAGGTCCAGGGTTCAAGTCCCTGAAGGCCCACCAAACATGCGGGTATGGTGAAATTGGTATACACAAGGGACTTAAAATCCCTCGACGCAAGTCATGACAGTTCAAGTCTGTCTACCCGCACCAAGGAACAGGTATGTGGTGTAATTGTATATTTTATGTTGTGTGGATGCGCTTAAATTTTGGTGGACAGATCCGCTGGCATCGTAGTCGCACCTGGTCTGGGTTCCATACCACATGGATTGACCCAAACGGCATAGAATGGGAATACACCCTAGCTAAACCTCGTAAGCAACCATGGTGGTACGTACCCTTTTGTTATCGAGGTGTGATTAAAGAAGTACACATCCGCTCATAGCTCAGTTGGATAGAGCACGGAGCTTCTACCTCCGGTGTCGGGCGTTCGAATCGCTCTGGGCGGACCATATAAAGGAAGTATATGAAATATACTCAAGAAGAAATTATTGATTTAGCTAAAGAAGTTGCAGTTGGTGATATTATTGACTGGAATAATTTACCTTTAGACAAAGATAAAATTTATCAGATGATAGGGTCGCAAGCAATTGAAACCTACACAAAAACAGATGACGAAGATCATACAGCTATACTCTTAGCTACCGTCATTCACTTATTAGTTGAGAACTTTATTCTTAACATCCAACTTAATTCCCCATAAATAATTAAATGAAACGAATTGTTTTAATTGTACTGCTATTTTTAGTAGGGTGTGCTACACATCCGCTACCTAAATTCTGCGGAGAAAATAAAACAGAAAATTGCCAACCTATAACACCCGGTATGAAAGAAGGCTCTAGTAGAGGCCACACAACAGAGGTAAATCAACAATGAAAAAACTAAAGAAAGTTCTATTAAGTCCATGGACTGCTCTTGCTACACTAGCACTTATTGTAGCTGTGGTATTTCAAGGGCCTACATTTGTAGAAAGTGTTAGGCTCAGATATTTTGACCAATTGGTTACCAGTGCGCCTAATACTCAAAATAATATCTATACTGTAAACATTGACGAAGATACTATTAACAAGTACGGACAATGGCCATTTAAGCGTAGTGTCTATGCTAATATAATTGATGACCTATACAAACACAATGCTGGCTTGGTTGTTTGGAACGTTATGATGCCAGAAGCAGATCGCCAAGGCGGTGATGCGGCCTTGATGCTAGAGATGGAAGATCATCCAGTTATCCTTTCAAACACAGTGGCAGAAAAGACTAAAAATATTCCACGCAAACCAGGTAGTGCTGTTATTGGTGCCGAATACTTAGATCAAATTTATAACTATCCAGGCATTATCGCCAACTTACCGGAACTAGAAAAGTCAGCATATGGTGTAGGCTTAACTTATACTATGCCAGAAGTAGATGGTGTTAACCGTCGCTTGCCCTTGTTTGCCGCTTATAACGGTAACGTATATCCAAGTTTACCTTTAGAAGTTTTACGTGTTCTGGCACAGGATTCAACATTCCAAGTTAAGCTAAATGCTAACGGTGTTGAAAAAATGCGTGTTCCAGCATTTGGTCCTATCGCAACAGACAGTTACGGTCAGGTATGGGTAGATTGGAGCCAACGTTCACAAGCTGTATCAGCAGTCAACTTACCTAAAGACTTTGGTGGCGCTATTGTTATTGTAGGAACAACTGCCGCAGGTATTGCTAACCCTGTTCCAACTTCACTAGGCAGTATTTGGCCACAAGACATGCAGGCTGCTGTTATTGGTACCTTAGTTAATAAAGTAAACATCCAACGCCCAGACTGGGCACCAGGTGCCGAACTATTAACCTTAATTGGTATTAGTTTGCTAATCTTATTCTTAAGTCGATGGACATTTGTTGGCTTAGGCACAGGTGTAGTGTTAACTGCTAGTTTAATTCCAGCTAGTATGTATGCGTTTAGTCATTATAAATTCTTAATTGATGGTGTTGTACCAACCGCAGGTGTAGTGTTAGTTATGCTACATGCCTATGGTGTTAAATTTGTGTCAGAATTCTTACAAAAACAAGCAATTAAGAAACAATTTGCTGGGTATTGTTCAAAAGAAGTGGTAGAAATGCTACAAAAAGATCCAGACTTAATCAAACGTGGTGTACGTAAAGATGTAAGTGTCATGTTCAGTGACTTACGTGGATTTACTCCTATCGGCGAACACTATGGCGATGACGTAGCTGGTCTAGGCAAGTACATGAATGGTTACATGGATAGTATTAGTCGTCCTATTCTAGATAACAAGGGTATGGTTATCAAGTATGTAGGTGATGCGTCGATGCACATTCATGGTGCGCCGATTGATGACGCCAACCACGCCCATACTATTGTTAAAGTAGGCCTAGAAATGTTAGATGCTGTTGATGAATATACTAAACTAATGGAAGCACAGGGCTTACCTCCTGCCGCAATGGGTTGGGGTTGTAACACCGGTATTGGCTTTATTGGTGAGATGGGCTCAACTGATAGACATAGTTACGACATCTTAGGTGATATGGTTTCGACTGCCGCACGTTTAGAAGCACGTTGTAAAGCCTATGGAGTGTTATGTATTATCGGTGCTGAAACATACAACCGTACTAAAGATGACTTCTTCTACCTAATGTTAGACAACCTACAACCAAAAGGTAAAACTGTAGCTGATTTAATCTACACTGTATTACGTAATCGCGGTGAAGACTGGACTAAAGACAGAGAAGCCCATGAACAGATGCATGCCTTGTATAAAGCCAAAAAGTTTGACGAAGCTGCGGCAATGTGTGCTAAAATGAAGGGGTTGTTTAGTGGACAAATGGACAAGTACTATAAAATTTGGATCGAGCGTTGTGAGTTTATGAAAGAACAAAACTTACCAGACAACTGGAATGGCGAATTTATTGCACACGAAAAATAAGGAAATACTATGAATATTCGAATACACGAAAACGGGTGGACCGTTATAGTTGAAGATATCAATCTTAAAGAAGTAACGCAAGAGCAAGTAAACATATTTGCCAAATACCTACTTACAAATACAGTGGTGGTGTTTAGAGGTCAACATTTAACTCCAGAAGAAGAAATACGCTTCTGTGAGATGTTTGGTGAAGTACAGGTCTATGAAGATCACCGTAGTGCGTTCTTGTTAAAAGATGGTCACAAGAAGATCAATCGGGTCACCGGCGAACTAGATGAACACGGGCAACCTGGTATGTTTGGCCACGTGCAGGAACTAGAATGGCATTGTAATCGAGTAAGCGATCCTGATCGCAAACCTATTATCTATTTGTACGGTGAACGTGGCACCGTAGGATCAAAAACTAGTTGGATCAATAATATTCTAACCTACAACGACCTGCCAGAAGATAAAAAAGAATTTTTTAAAACACTTAAACTTAATGTAGGCAACACGCAGCAGTTTATTACTTACTACGGTGATGGATATACTCCTAAAGACATTACCTACTATAGACCTAATCTAGTACACACTAATCAACTAGGAACAACAGGTTTATTTTTTAGTTGGAATCAGGTTCATTTTGTTGATGGTATGTCAGACGAAGAAGGTCGCAAGTTGATTGAAGAATTGCGTGATTTCTGTGAACAAGAAAAATATATGTATCATCATGATTGGCAAGACGGTGATGTAGTATTACATGAACAGTGGCTTGGCATCCATAAGCGTTGGGAATTCCCGCATATGGAAAAACGTGTTCTGCATCGTATTGCTATGGATTTTACACATTGTAATTTAGAATAATATGTCTAATTGTGATATTAAATCTATTGGTTTCGCTCTAGACCCATCAGGAGCGCCTGCATTTCTATTAGATTGGGAAGTAACTAAAAAATGTAATCTAGATTGTTCGTATTGTCCCACCGACATAGAGACAGGTGGGCACAATAATAGTACTCGACATCCGCCGTTAGCGGATTGTTTAAAATCAATTGATTTTATGTATGAGTATGTAGATCTTTACATGCAACAAAAGAAATCAACACAGCGCAAAGTTATCTTAAATTTGTATGGTGGTGAGAGTTTATATCATCCAAACATTGTTGACATTCTAATAGCCTGCAGGGAAAAATACGCTGTCTACAAAGATAGTTGGGAATTGACTATTATTTGTACTACTAATGCTGTGGTTAATAAAAAGATCTGGGATCGAGTTGTAGATCTAATAGACTACTTTACCTGCAGTTACCATGCTGAAATACTACCGTCTCAAGAAGAAACATATTTCAATAACATACTTACATTGAAAAATAAAAATAAACCATCTAAAGCAGTAATTATGATGCACAGTGATCCTGAAAAATGGCCTAGATCATTAAATGCTATTGAGTTTTGTAAAACAAATAGTATTAAATATGTAGCTAAACCATTTGACGAACCTGACGGAGATCGAACGTATACAGCTGAGCAGTTTGAATATATGAAAAGTTTTTGGATACAGAATACTAATTCTAAAAATATAGAAGAAACTACCCAACGTTTAAATCAAGTAGGTAAAACTCAAAAAATTATAAGTATTCGAGAAGGACGGAGTTGTTGCGGTGGAAGAAAATTATCACTGAATAATGACTTGAAATCATCAGTCACTTTTGTTCCGCACCAAGGATTTAAAGATTGGTACTGTAGTGTTAATTGGTTCTTTTTATATGTCCAGCAAATTACAGGAAAAGTGTGGACTAATAAAGATTGCCGAACTTCTCTTAATAGTAAAGTAGAACCATTGGGAACTTTACAAGAGCCTGACAAAATGATTTCTGAATTAAAAAATCAAATTGACACAGGGTCCATGCCTGTTATAAAATGTGTTAAACAAATTTGCATGTGCGGATACTGTGCCCCAAAAGCTAAAGAGTTAGATGATTTTAAAGATTTAATTAAAAGAAACGTAATCACTGATGTTATTAAATTTTAAAAAAGGTAACATACTATAGGTATGAAAAGATTAACAGCATTTCTTTGCTTAATGTTTTGTCTGGTGGCAGAAGCTAAGTCTATTACTGCTCAGAGTTATCTTGTTACAGATACACAAGGACAAGTGTTAAATGAAAAGAATGCAGACCAACCTCGTCCTATTGCTAGCATTACCAAACTAATGACAGTAATGGTAGTGTTGGATAGCAAGTTACCGTTAGACGAAGCAGTGCCGTTAAACTTTAAACTAGCAGGACAATATCACACTAAACTGCCGCGTAAACTTAAAACACTTACCCGCGGTGAGTTAGTTGATCTAGCTATGGTTAAAAGTGACAACTTTGCTGCATATCATCTATGCAGTAGTTATCCTGGTGGAGTAGATAGTTGTGTCAGTGCTATGAACAACAAGGCACGTAACTTAGGCATGTACAGTACTGTATACACTGATCCTACTGGGTTAGATGAAACTAATGTTAGTACAGCTCGAGACTTAATTAAACTGCTAGTAATGGCTAAAACTTATCCAGAAATTGTAGATTCTGCTAGACCAAAAGTTGCTATACAGGTTAAGAAGCATTGGTGGCAATTTTGGAATACAAATCCACTAGTGCGTAAAGGTGATGATGTAGTTGTAAGTAAAACCGGGTATATTCACCAGAGTGGTGGATGTTTAGTCATGCTTATGAATACAGAGTTTGGGCAAAGATTTATCGCCTTACTAGGAAGCCGTAATACACATACACGTTTCCCAGAGGCATTAGAATTAGTTAAAAATTAACCTTCGCCAGCTGACGCTGTTCGATCGTCTTCTGTTTTTTCTTTCTTACTGTGTGATACTGCTTCTTGGAACTTCTCAGCGGCTTCACGCTCAACTTTAACACCTTCCATTACACGTTCACTTTCAATCATCTTACCACGTAAGTGCAAGACTGTGTTTACTTTTTGATTTAAACGAATCAAGTCATTGTCTAGCATACGAATACGATCAATAAGAGCAATAAGCACAGTATTAGCGTCGCTGATAACTGGCTTTACTTCTTTAGTTGACCATTCCCAAACATACTTAATGATGTATCCCATTCCAACTGCCATAACAATCGGAAAGCCATACTTATTGATTAAATCTACTACATCCATGTCCTAACTCCAAAAATATTCAAAATATAAAAACGCAAGTACTAATAAACCAGCAATAACAGCACTAGCAAGTCTACTGCCACTATCACATGTGCAAACTAAACATGT